ACGTATCTTGTCACTTCCAACCTGATGCGATGCGTTACGCAGATGACTATGTCTCGTCACTCTATCCGGTCCATCGCCATGGCAGGCTTCGTCCCATTTCTTTGGATGACGCGGCGATGGAGTTCAAGAAATCTGGATTGGGGTTTCCGGTTGTCTCTTCGAATGTTGAGAAGCACTTTTCAAAGGTGCTAGGGCTCTCTCGTGAAATCTGGGAGTCTGGCTGTGATCTTGACTGGATCACGGTTTACTTTGCGTTGTGTGGTTATAGGGGCCAACCCCTAGGCCCACCGCACCCGATGTCTAATCCGGGCAACTTTTCGAAGACTAGGCTCATTTATATGATGCCTCGCGTGTTAGCGAATTTGGAGAAGACCCTCCAACGGCCAATGTTCGAAGTATTAAAGAACTCCTCTGAGTTCTCGGCGTGGAATAGTTCCCACGCTGTCGATTTGGCCATGACACGTCTCCTTTCATCGGGGAAGCGGGTGCTCTCGATCGACTTCAAAAGGTTCGATACTTCGATACCCAATGAGGTGATCAATCGGGTGTATAATATCTACCGCTCGTGGTTCGTACCGGAAGCAGCGCCTCTTGTCGACTTTGCGCAAGCGGTCGTTCAGAGGACTGGCATCATTATCCCAGACGAGGATGGTGATGGAGGTGCCTATCAGGTACTTCCAGGCTCCGCTCGTTCGGGGGGGATGCCGTCAGGTTGTGTGATGACCAACCTGACCGACAGCACGGTTAATGCTTGGGCTATGTCGTATACGGCTAAGGTTCTGAAAACAGAGATCTTATCTGGAAACTTTAATGGGGACGATGGCGCAATCATCTTCAAAGGTGATCCATCGTTCGACGACGTAGCCGGCGTACTGTCCACTCATCTTGGGTTGACACTCTCGGCTGATAAGTCCTCCTACCGTAAAGGGTCTTTGGTGTTTCTCCAGAACTACCACGGGCTTGATATGATGGAGGATGGAGTAGCTAGGGGCGTACGCCCCATCATGCACGCCGGAAATGCAATGGCGTCGTATGAGAGAATGGATGACGCGGATTGGAAGAGTGATGATTACGAGACCATCAGAGTTTGCCAGCAAGCGGGGTACTGCCTTTACCACCCCTCAGCCACTGAACTTGGTGACTGGTTGTTGGCTAATGATGATTACGCCAGGGACGTTCTCCGCCGGGTTCGTTCAGATCCCGGTTTCTACGTCAAAGCGTGTGAGGCTGTTCGTCGGAAAGACTCTAATAGCCAAAAAGGGTTCTCTCCTCAGTCCTTGTGGGCTTCTCCCGTGTTTCAGTATATCCTGTCGAAAGTGTAGTTCGTTCATTCGGTTGTGGGATAACTACCCTACCATGCCGTCTGATTTGTCCGGTGTCGTATGCTTGTGCGACATTGATGAGTAACTTTTCTTTTCTTTCCGTTGCGAGGTGTGCTAATGGAGACTTATTCTCCGGGTGAATCCTTAGAGTGGAGTGACAATCAAGGGGGTGTGTACATCCCGGACGAGTTCCTGTTTGTTGAAACAAGTTCTCGTCCGCTCCCCACTCAGCATCGGGTTAATGACGTGGGCACCTGGCTCTTTGATGTGGTGGGTGTAGGGCTGTCCGACTGGATAAATCCCGCTCGGGATGTTCCACAGGGCGATCGAACGGTCTTTAACAGTGATGACTGGAGGGCCTTCGAGCTTGGAGAGGGTTATCGTAGAAGGTACGAAACCGTCTACACGTTGTTAAATACCAGTATGTGGGAACGGTTTTGGGGTCTTGAACCTTATGACCGTTGGGTGAATCCGCTGGCTTGGCAGAATCAACCCATGCATCTCGGTACTCTACCGTTTAGCAAGCTTCCTCCCTTCTGGCTCCAATGGTCCACTACCGTGGGGAATGTAGCCCGTGCGGGTGCCATTTATCTTAAGGAGGAGGAGGAAGCCATGGGGCCTTTACCAGATCTATATACTATGGCCTCTCGCGGTGCGCGTCTTATTCTTCCGCATCGCCACGCTCTTGCATCTGGAGTTGCCGGGTTTCCCGGTGTTGTTCGTTCCCTGTACCGCTCTTCTCGGATGGGGGTCTCTGGTGAGTCTTACGCTGGAGATATTTTAACAGAAGAAACCTTTAAAGTGGACGAGCCTGTTTATCAGGCGTCTGAGGAGTTATCTAATGGCAAGGTCCAGACGCGGTCGCAGGGCCGCAAGACGAAACGCAGGAGAAATGGTACCCGGAAGCATCGGTGATGTTTCCCGTGGTATGGACTGGGTGATTGCCGGTGGGGTTGTACCCGCCGGCGGCGGGACCGCCGCAGCAGGGGTCTCGTGGGGAGCTGCCCCCATCACCCTAGTTGCGGGGACATCGTGCGCCTATTAGGCATTTTCATTGCCCAAAGCGGCGATGGCACCAAATTCTCCTCCTGCGATTGGGGAGGTTGAGATCCTCCAAATTCAGGGGAGTATCTTCTTTGATACCCCTCTCGCCACCGCGGTCTATCAACTTGGCGTCGGCATCAGCATTGAGAAACAAGCCAATGCTGTCGGCGTCATTTGGCCTAACCCCCGATACCCGTCGCTTCCGGCGGACGGGGCGGCCGACGATTGGCTCTACCTTCGCACGAAACGCATGAACATGGTCTTGCAGGCGGCTCAGACCGTGCCAGGTATGGTGGAGTTCGTCCTCTCCCTCCCGCGTCCTTTGCGGTTGGGGGGTGGCGAGGCGCTGTCGGTTCACTGTGATAATCAGGGCCCAAACAGCGTCAACGTTTCGGCGTACTTCCGCACTGCGTATCGTACTCCTCGTTGATAAACCGTTTCCACTTACACAAGGATAGG